GACATGCTGCCGATGTTACGCATGGTTTGACAAGTAAAGTAATCGGGCAAATCAGAGGGCTGGATCAGTTGTTGAATATTTCGTATGTAGATGAGGAAGCTGAATCAGATGTAAATGAGTCTAGTGAATACTAATGAAAAAGTCGAAAATAAAAAGATGTATTGTTTGTGATATAGTAAAGAATCTTCAGAATAACTTTCGTGTTGTGAATGCAGTTAATGGATATACTAGTAAAACATGCTATGTTTGTGAGCGTTTATCTGATATAGATTTATCAAATAATACTCAATTATCTAATGGCTTTATTTATTTGGTCTTTGATTCTGTATTTCCAGAGTATATTAAAATTGGTTATACAACTAATAAAAAGAATAGACTTCATGGATATAATTCAGCTAGACCTTTAGATACTTGTAGTTATGTTTATGTAAGTATATTATTGGCTAATATTCTTAAAGTAGAAGAAAGTATTTTACATAGAATTAATACTTATGCATATAGCACGCCCAATAGAAAAGAATGGTTCTCTGTTAAATATAGAGAAAAATTTATAGAAGAAATAAAGTTTGCTGAGGATGATATAAATAACCATCCAAGCATAAATGAGTAGTTCAACAGGGTTAATAAGTAAATAATAGAAAACTATTTCAAGGAGTAACATTATGAGTAAAGAACAAGTTATTAATGAATCAGGAATTATACCTACAGGTGGGCATTTACTTGTTTTGCCTGATCCAGTAGGCGAAAAAACAATCGGCGGAATTATCATTCCAGAAACTATCCGAGAAAAAGATCAGCAAGCAGCGACAACTGGAACTTTAATTGCTGTTGGTCTCAGTGCTTGGAAAGATCTTGATGATGGTTTACCATGGGCAGAAGCCGGACAAAGAGTAAGTTATGCCCGTTATGCTGGTGTTGCCATGACTGGAAAAGATTCTAAAGATTATGTTTTGATTAATGATAATGATGTTCTTGCAAGGTTACTTTTTTAAATAGGGGTTTATTATGACAGAAGAATTTGTTAGTGATATTAATAATAATGCTGCTGAGGCACAACCTACTTCAGAAGCAGATATGGCAACTGTTATATCAAAAACAGCATCAGAAGAAACAAATGCTAATCAAATAATAGTGGAAAAAGAAGTCAATAATGCAACTGAGAAAGTAGATAAAGATGCTGAAGTTAAAGTTGTAGATACTACACAAAATGTTGATAATACTAAAGCTGTTAAAGCTGATGAAAGTCAAGTCTCAGTTGAGGCTTTAGCTGAAAAACTTGGTTGGAATAAAAATCATAAAGGCGCAGAAAAAGTTGATGCTGCTACATATATTTTAAAGTCTCGTGAGATTCAAGATACGATGCGAGATACCAATAAAGATTTAAAAGGCCAAGTAACTTCTTTAAATGATTCAGTTGAAGCTTTGAAAGTACATAATGAAAGAGTTTATAAGGCAGACGTTAAAAAACTTAATAATGAATTAATACAGTTAAAAAAGGAAAAACGTGATGCTGTTGAATTAGCTGATGTTGCTAAAGTTGATGAGCTTGATGAACAGATTGAAAGTATTCAAAAAGATTTAAATGAGCCGCAAGAAGTAACGAAACAAACATCTGATAATCCTGTTTATAATGATTGGGTAAAGGATAATCAGTGGTATGAAAAAAATATTGAAATGGCTGATTATGCTGATACTGTGGCTCAGCAGTATGCTGGAGCGCCACTTGAAAGAGTTTATTCTTTGGTAAGACAAAAGGTGCAAGAAGTTTTTCCTGATAAATTTGAAAGTTCTTCATCGAAAGAAGAAGTGAAAGTTACTGAAAAGGAAAATCCTATTGGACCAAAGAGTCCAGTTGAAAGCGGATCAAATCATGAAAAAAGTTCAACTTTTACTACAAATGATCTTTCGGCAAGTCAACGAGCAATAATGAATCAATTTGTTGGTCAAGGTATAATGACTGAGAAACAATATGTTGATGATATAGCAAAATTACAGGAGGGTTAAAAAATGACAGAGTTAAGTAAAGAACAACCTAGAAAGCGGATTCCGTTAGGAACACGGAATATCTTAACTGCACCGAAAAGACCCGGATTCGTGCGACGGTTTGTGAATGATAAGGGTGATCGTATTGAGAATTTTAAAGCTGCGGGATGGACTGCTGTAGATGCAGAAACTTCAGTTGGAGATCCAAAAGCTGGTAAAGCACAATCAATAGGAAGTTCTGCTAATCCCGATGTTGGTGGTGGTCAGCGAGCTGTATTGATGGAACTTCCAGAGGAAATCTATAAAGAAGATCGCGCAGCGTCCCAAGCTGAAATTACTAAGGTTGAAAATGAACTTAAAAGAAACTTAGCAGGCTCTGGGAAAAAGGAATTTACAGGTGGAATGAGTATTTCATAAAATCGTTAATTGAAAATGGAGTTATATTATGGCAAATCTTGATACTCCGTTCGGGTTTAAACCAGTTGGACATTTACTGGGTGCGCCTTGGAATGGGAAAGCAAATGTTTATTATATTCCTGCTACTGATAGTACAGCAACATTTATTGGTGATGCTGTAAAAAGTGCAGGTTCTGCAGACGCTAGCGGGAAATATCCTACAGTAGCTCAAGCAGCAGCAGGTAATGTTATTCGTGGAGTTGTTATTGGTTTTGGAGATAATCCGAATGTAATGACTCGTCCTGATTCACCAAATGCTACGCATCGTTTAGCATCAACTGCAATGTATGTGCTTGTTGTAGATGATCCCTTTGTTATTTTTGAGATTCAAGAGGATAATGCTAGTAATGATATGGACGCAGATATGGTAGGCTTGTCTACTGATATTGCTACTGTTGGAACAGGTAGTACTACGACTGGCAAATCTGCAATGGAACTTGATTCCAGTGATACAGCAACTGCTCTTGGTCAGTGTAAGATTTTACGTGTTTCTAATCGTGAGAATAATGCACTCGGGACTTATTGTAAATGGGACGTTCTCATTGTTGAACATGAAATGTTAAATGCAACTGACGTATAAGGAGGTTATCACATGGGTGTTATTAATACTAGTAATTTTGCGAAAGACCTAGTCCCTGGTGTGAAAACCTGGTTTGGGTTAAAATATAAAGAATATCCGATCGAGTATTTGGATATCTTTGAGAAGATGAATTCAACTCTCGCATTTGAGGAAGAAGTTGGAGTAACCGGCTTTGGTCTCGCGGCGATTAAAACAGAAGGTGCAGGAATTGCCTATGATGAGACTGAGCAAGGTTTCGTAAATCGTTATACACATATTACATATGGACTGGGTTTTATTATTACTCGGGAAATGTATGAAGATGGTATTGCGGTTACAAAAGCTCTTCGTCGTGCGAGTGCTCTTGCTTTTTCTATTAGGCAAACGAAAGAAATTGTTGGGGCTAATGTATTGAATCGAGCGTTTAACTCTTCTTATACAATGGGATCTGCTAGTGATGGTAAAGAGCTTTGTGCTACTGATCATCCTAATAAGTCTGGTGGAACATGGCGGAATGAGTTATCTACTGCTGCTGATTTAAGTGAAGCTGCACTTGAACAAGCATGTATTGATATTGGTGCATTTAAAACTGATCGCGGATTAACTATTGCGATTATGCCTGAAAAGTTGATTATTCCTACTGCGCTTGAATTTGATGCGTTTAGAATTTTGGAATCTCTCGGACAATCTGGTACTGCTAATAATGATATCAATGCTTTGAGAGCTTCTAAGAAGTTTCCGAAAGGTACTTGTGTTAATCATTATTTGACTGATGCTGATGCTTGGTTTATTAAGACCAACTGTCCCGATGGAATGAAATATATGGAACGTCGTGCAGATGCATTTGGTACTGAAAATGATTTTGATACTGAAAATGCGAAGTTCAAAGCGACCTTTCGTGGTGATTTTGGTTGGACAGATGCTCGTGGAATTTTCGGATCTCCTGGGGCTGCTTAATTGGCGTTCATTTATGAACGGCCTGAACTCATATTACAACTTGATAGCTTTTTCTTTAATTAGAAAGGTTTATCAAGTTGTTTTAAAAGGAGATTCTTATGCCTGTGACAAATTTTCCAAATGGTATCACTTGTGATACTACGAAATATATAGCTATGGCTTCAGGAGGAACTATTCCAGTTGCTGGTACTGCTGGATATAATCCTGGATGTATTTTTATTAAAAGTGATGTGTCTCTTGGACAAGCTGCTCAGTGGATAAATACTGGATCAGTAACATCATGTTTATTTGTTCCATTTGGCCCTGTTTATGGTTATGGCATTACTGTAGGTGGTGGATCAGTTGCTTCTGCTGGTGGAGATACAGCTGAAAGTATTGCTTTACAGGGATTAATTCAAGATTCTGATCTTGCTTTTGTTGGTCATGATGTTTCTGATGATAATGATCAACTTGCTTCAGTAATTTCTGCAGCAGGGGCAATTAATATTGTAGCGTCAGCTGATCCTTCAACTGCGCATGGATATGTTTATGCAGCATTGAGGAATAAATGTTTACCTGGATGGGATATTGTAGCTGCTGGTGAGCATACAACTACTGGTGGAGCTGCAGCGGAAGCTATTACAGTTGCTGGTATTTTGGCAACAGATATTGCTTTAGCTAATTATGGTGCTACAGATGATACAGATACTATTAGTGATGTTCTTTGTACTGCTAATACTGTTACTGTAACCTGTTCGGCCGATCCAAGTACTACGCATAGTATTCATTATGTTGTTTTAAGGCCAAGAGGAGCATTTAAACCGAGTCATTATATTGCTTATGCGGGATCACATACTACAGTGGGTGGAGCCGCTGCTGAGGCAATTACTGTGGCTGGAGCACTTGCAACTGATATTCCTATTGTTGTATATAACACAACTAATGATACAGATACTATTCTTAAAGCAGTAATGACTGCGAATACTTTGACAGTTACTTGTTCTGCTGATCCATCAACAGCACATGCATTTAGTTATATGTTACTTCGTGCATATTAAAAAGAGCTTGTAATAATAAGCACACACTTATTATTACAAGCATTACTTTTTTAGGATTTATTATGCCATATAAACCAGGTGATTATTTAGCTATTTGTGATATATGTGGTCTTGAATATTATGCTTCCGAATGTCGAATGAATTGGAGAAATCTTTTTGTTTGTATTGAATATTGTTTTGAAGAAAAACATCCACATTATTCAGATCCTAAGCCTCTTGGTGAGAAGCAAAGTGTCCCTGTACATCGTCCTGAGCCAGAAGAAACTTTTATTGATCCAGGCGACCCAATAACTTCTGAGGATTTATAATATGGCAACTTTTGCTGAACTTAAAACACGTGCAACTAATTTGTTTCAAGATCCTGATAGATCAGATTCTGGAACTGTTTCTTTTGGTGATTTACTTAATCAAGGTGTTTCAGAAATTGCTGGTGGAATGCAATCTAGTTTAGGTGATTGGGTTACTCCGCCATTACCAGAACTTTTAGTTATTGGATCAATAGATACTGTTACTGATGCTGCTTATGTAAGTATGCCATCGAATTTTCAAAGAGGTCTTCAGTTAGCTGTACGCGATACTGGTGCAGAAGTTGATATTGCAAATTCTTTTATTGAGTTTACTGAAACTTATCCTTTGCTTGCTCGTTCAGGTATTATTTCTGAGGTTGTTGAGCATGGAAGGAATTTTTATTATCAAGGAATTCCAACAGTTAGTGAAACTGTAACTCTTCATTATTATCGAAAACCTGTTGCTATGGTTGATGAGACTGAAGATACTGATACACCGGACGGGATTCCAGAACATTTACATTATGCTTTATTAATAAATTTTGTTGGTTGGAAAATGAATGAATTTATTGAAGATGGTTTGGAAGGGGAAACTCCAAATACGCAAAAATATATGAATTTCTTTTTAGCTGCATTAAAAACATTAGAATTAAGTATTCCAGATTATAAACGTGAATTGCAGTTAATATAAAAGAGAAATTAAAAATGGTGATTATATGAAGAAGTTATTGCTGATAATATTTTTTATTTGTTTTGGATTATCTAATAGTTTTGCTGGAACAAAGACATTATTAATTGATGGTTTGACTGGTGAAATTGATACTGATACAGTAGGTAATACATCATTTGAAATTTTTGTTGCATCTGATTTTAAATGCGTTCGTGTTGAGGGTTTTGATACTGTTGCGGGAGATGCTCTTTTTCTTATGGGTGAGAAATATGTGGATGATACATGGGAATATGTTTATTATGATGGTTTTCATGTACAATTAAATGCAAAACATCCTTCTGTATGTCCAGCTGAAATTAGAAAATATATTTTAAAAGGTACTGTATCAGGTACTATATCAGCATATACTGAAGAAGAGGAATAAGTTATGCGTCATTTTATTCCTATATTCAAGCGGTTATATTTGCCTGTAGTTTTGCTTTCTTTGTTTTTTGTTGTTGGAATAGCTCATGGTCAATCTACTCTTTGGCCTTCTAAA